TGGGACGCAATCAGCACCAAAACCGTAACCATCGCTCCTCCTTTTCCGGATTTACCGGCACGCGGGCTCGGGGTATCTCTGCCCGGTCAGATTCTGATACTCAACCTGCAGCGATTCAATATACCGAAGGAGAGCCGCTCGAGCGGCCACGTCCTGGGTGTGGCACACGATGGCGTACTGGTCCCGTAGCTCTTGGCTCAGGGTGAGCTTGGTCGCGAGCGCCACGTTGTGGATCAGCTGCGAGACGTCCTCGGCCTTGGCCCAAGGCGAGTTGAGTCCCATGAAGGCGAGGAGACCGCAGGCCCACAGAATGTGCGTTGACACGATTGTCACCCACAGAATCCGGAGGATAAGCCCCTGCTGCCGTGGGGAGAGTCCGAACGCCAGCGACAACAGTTTGAGGGGTCCGGAGACATCCTCTTCGCTCACTGTTTCACCGTTTCGATCGTCAGGGTATGGCCGTCCACCCACGGCACCGCCGCCATCAGCTGCTCGAAGGCGACCCGCGACTGAAGGACCGCCGGCTTCCCGTCCAAGAGGCCCCGACTCAACCCTGGCCCGATGCATCCTAGTAACGTCGCCGTGACGTTGTCCGGGTGGATCAGGCACCCCCACCGGGCCGTATCGACCTCGGGGAGGTCCCCGGGTTCGTGCAGGATCCGAAGCTCGGGATTGACGAGCGCGAACGTCTGCGGGTGCTTCAGGCTCGAGTGCCGGACGAGCTCGTACTTGCCGAGCGGGACGCACGACGTGTCCGGATGACCGCACGGCGCACCGCCCGGATCCGGGACCCACGGTAGCTCGATCGTCTGCAGGACGAGGTTCGCGACGTGGAGCGTGCCGAAGGTGTGATCCGGCGCCTCTTCGTCCCGAATGAGGTAGAGGTCCATGTCAGTACTTGAACGGCTGCGGGACCCTGATCCGCACCGCGACCGCGAGGCCGCCCGCTCCCGGGTCGGCGTCCGTTGCGACCGTGAACTGCGTCGCCGTGAAGGTCGTCGCCGCCACCTGGCGGGGATGGTTCGTCGGCACCGCGGTCGTCGGCGTCAGCTGCACCATCGTCGCGTCGGGCGTGAAGTGCGTCGCGTCGAGGAGGTTGTGCGTCAGTACCTGCGTCGTCGTGCCGCTCGCGATCGTCGTGTTGAAGATGTTCTCGGCGACATAGCCGCCCTGGATGAACGGGTTCGCGCTCTCGACGATGTTCGGCCAGATCTCCCACGTCTTGTTCTGGGTCGAGTAGGTGAGCGTGTTGATGCAGTACCGGGTCGCGTCGGTCTCGTGGTTGAACCGGTTGTGCACGATCGTCTGGCCGGCCGCCGTCTGGTGGATGCCACCCCAGCCGGTCGCCGACCGGTCCCAGTTCTCGACGCGGTTGCCCTCGATGACGTTGTCGGAGTCGGTGACGTAGATGCCCGCCGCATTGCAGCCGCGGACCACGTTGCCCTTGATGACGTGCCGGCCGCTGAAGACGCCGACGCCCGAGTTGATGCCGATCGCCGCGCCGCCCGCGTTCTCGATCGTGTTGCCCTCGATCGTGTAGTAGCGCTGGATCGGGTTATAGCCCGACGAGCAATTGAGCGCGATGCCCGACGTGTTCGTGAAGGCACCCTGTACGACGTCGGCGTTCCTGATCTTGTTGCCCTTGAAGGTCGCGCGGATGCCCTGGTCGGTGCGGAAGGGGGACTCGTAGTCGGTGCCGACGTTGTTCGAGAAGGCGATGTCCCCGCAGCGCGTGCCCTTGATGCCACGAGCCGAGAACGGTAGCGCCGTCGGCACCGAGCGCTCGTAGCTCTTGCGGCCGTGCAGCACGTTGCCGGTCACCGAGGCGATGTCGCAGTACGTGATGTCGCAGCCGAAGCCCGACCCGTCGACCGTGTTCGCCTCGAAGACCGCCGTCCGATAGCCCTGGATGTCGACGTGCTCGCCCGCGGCGCCGCCCGTCGTCCACAGCTGGTTCTCCTCGAAGAGGTTGCCGCGCACCTTGCAGTCGAGGCCCCAGTAGCACCCGAGGAGAACCGGCTGATTGTTGGCGTTGACCGAGAAGTTCCGGAAGCGCATGTCCTCCATGCGGACCGACTTGTAGAGGCCCGCCCGGACCGTCATGCCGTTAGCGCCCGGAGCCGTGAAGAGCGAGCCGTCCCAGTCGACGTTCCTGAAGTAGCAGCGCTCGGCGAGCGTCGACGCGGAGTTGTAAACGAGGAAATTGACCGCGCCCCAGTAGACCCACGTGACGCCGTTGTCCGGGATCGCCACATTCGAGGTCGTGCCCGTGGGACCGCCCGCGCCGGCCGAGGTGCCCGGGATCGCACAGAAGTAGATGTTGCCGCCGTTCGTGACGAAATCCCCGTACACGTAGGCGTGCGTCGCCTGCCACGCGAAGGTGCCGGTCGAGTTCGTGTTGTTGATGTAGTCGACGGGCCCGATCGGCCGGTCGAGCGTGATCACGAGGCCGGCAATGTTCTTGATCACCGCCCAGAAGTACGGGAGGTTGTTGCCCTGGCTGTTGAGGACGACCTCCTGGCCGATCGCGAGTCCCGTCGCGCTCGCGACCGTCACGGTCAGCGAGCCGTTGAGTGCGATCGTCGCGGTCGTCGTGATGTCCGCGGCGGGGAGGTTGCGGAACATCTCGGCCGAGGTGACCGGCCGGAGCGTGCAGCCCTGGCCGTCGAAGACGATGTCCCTGGTGAGCGCGATGTTGCTCGCGTACTTGTAGACGTTCCCGGCTCCGCCGCCGAAGACGTAGACGTTCGCGTTGAACGCGTTCTGGATCGCCGTGCTCGAATCGTTCGTGCCGGTGTTGTCCGCCTGGTAGCGCCGGAGGTCTCCCGGCAGGTACTGCAGGTTGAGGTTCGCCGCCGTGAGGCCCGCCGCGATCTCTCCCGGAGTGATGCCGATGCCGATGAAGGTCGGGTCGTTGATGCCGTACAGGAAATCGAGCGGCGTGCCGCCCGCGACGAGCGTCCCGGTCGAGTCCTTGATCTCGCAGCGGTGCGGCGTGTTCGCCGGCACCCACACCGAGACGAGGGCCCCGATGCCGGAGACCATCCGCCCCGCGCTATTGAGCGCGATCGGCTGGGTGTTGATGCCGACCGCGGTCGAGTCGACGTAGGTCGTGATCGGGGTCGAGGTGGCCGCCTGGTAGATCGAGACCGACCCGCCGGCCAGCACGACGCCGAGGTTCGACAGCGCCTGGATGATCGAACCGACGGGGGAGAGGTATAGCTGCGTCATGCGTCACCCGTACCGGAACTCGGTCGCGAACCCCTTCGCCTGCAGCTTTGGAAGCTCCTCCTCGAGCTTCTCGCCGATGTCGTCACGATACAGCATGTCCGGGATCTCAATCTCGTCGATCACCTTGTAGGCCCGCTTGCACGCCTTCTTGACCGTGCTACCGGTGCCGGTGACGACCGCGACGTAGTCGCCGCACGTCGCCCACATGGTTTTCTCGACGACCTGGTCGCCGTTCATCGTCGGGAGCTTCGCCATTTTCACCGACTGCGGGAACACGTACCGCCGGTTGCCCGAGGTCGGCCCGTAGATCGGGATGTCGAGGAGCTTCTTGCGGTCCTCCTCGGTCTCGGCGTGGGAGTAGGGATAGTCGGGCTGCCCGATCACGATGCCACACGCGACGTCGGTCGATACCTGCAGCGTGTCCTTGCCCTCGCACGCGTCGAACATCCACTGCGCCGGGTCGCCCTTGTGGGTGGCGAGCATGATATTCATCGGCGGCCAGCCCCAGCGGCACGTGAACTCGAGCGGGTAGGGAGTGCCGTCCTCGGCGACGATGCAATTGACCGCGACGTCCCCGAGGTGCCCGATCTCGACGAGGGCCTTCTCGAGCGGCGCAAGCACAGTATCGGCGAGGAGGGAGTCGTCAACGTACTTCTGGACGGTGCCCGCCTCGCCGCAGTTCGGGCCGCAGTTCCCGGACATGAGCTTCTTGTGCTCGAAGTGCTCGTTCCACTTGCCAACGAAGCCCTCGCGCCCGAGCCAGCGCGAGACGCCGAACTCCTCGCCCTTGACGAACTCCTGCAGCATGACCTCGCCCTTCGGGTTGAGCCCGAGGCGTTGCCAGCGCTGCAGACGCGCGACCATGTCGGCCGGTGACTTGCCGACGTACGAGAGGCTCTTGTCCTCCTCGCTGCCGAGCGTCTTGAAAACGTAGCGCTCCGGCTTCTTGCGGACGTACGCCTCGGCCTCGGCGAGGGTCCGGAACGTCTGGTACGGCGGCACGTCGATCCCGGCCTTCTTCAGGAACGCCATCCCGGCCTTGCGGTCGATCTCGAGCCGGGTCGAGGCGACGCTCGGCGCGAACACCCGGACGCCGCGCTTGCGGAGGGCCTCGAGCTTCGGGATGTACTCGTCGTTGCCCGTGCACACGATCAGATCCGCCCACGGCGCCGACGTGACCCAGTTCGCGACCTTCACGAGGCCCTTGAATCCGTCGCCGATCGCCTGGTTGTTCTCCTTCCGCAGGTAGTACCGCACCTCGTGGCCGGCCTTGAGACAGAGGAGCGCGAAGGCGAGCCCGCAGCCCGCGTCCTCGTGCTCGATCAGGAGGATCTTCACTGGTCCCCCTGGTACGTCTGCGCGCCCGTCGTCACCGCGGCGCCCGCCGCCGGCTTCGCCGCCTGGCGCAGTTTTCGCTCGCGCGCGCTGATCGTCCGCGGCGGCTTCACCTTCTCGGAAACCGGGGTCTCCATCGCCTTCCGCACGTTGCGCGTCTCGGTGACGGCCTCCTTGACCTGTTTGATGCCCGGGAGCTTCAGCACGAACCCGCCGACGTCCTCCATGAGCTTGACGAACTTGTTCGCGGTCGACGGCCCGACGATGCGCTGCTGCGGCGTCGTGCGGGTGTCGCGGACCGTGTCGGCGAAGTCGCGCATCTTGGCCGCGACCTTCTCGCCGAAGAGCACGTCGAGCTTGCCGGACTGGTTGAGCTTCTCGAACTCGTCGAGGAACGCGGCGTTGAAGTGCAGCTGCTGATTCTCGCCCGGCACGCGCCTCCGGCCCGCCGCGATCTCCCGGAGGTGCTCGATGACCCCGGCCTGCAGATCAGCCCATGCCTTCCGTCCCAGCTGCTGCGTACGCTTCGTCCCGCCGGTCGTGAGCGACTTGCGGATCTCGGCGAGGGATTCGGTCGGGCCGTTGATGACGCGCTTTAGCGTGTCCTCGAGCGCGATGCGGCGGGTCGTCGTGCCGGCGAGCTCGGAGGTGAGGTCGCGCACCGACTTCTGCGCCGAGAACTCGTCCTTGTACGCCTTCCACTTGCCGCGCGCGGCCTGGTACACGTTCGAGTCGGCGCGGTCGAGGATGCCGTCGATCACCGCCTTCGCCTGGCCGGCGAAGAACCCCTTCCGCCCGCTCTCCCCGGCCGCGGCCGAGACCTCGGACCGGAGGTCCTCCATGTCCTGGATCGTGATCTTCTTGCCGCCGGTCGGCTTCGCGTAGTCCTCGACCGCCCGCGCCACCCAGCCGACGTTGCGGGTGCGCGCCGGAGATCCCTCGAGCCACTTCAGGAGCGGCGCGGGGTCTACGGGCGTCATGAAGGCCCCTTGCTTGCGGGCCTCGGTGTACGCGTCGTTCGCGGCGGCCTTGACCGCCTGTAGCTTCCGCCTCGCGGCCAGCTGCACCGTCCCGACGTCCGCGGTCGAGCCCACCTTCGAGCCGGGAGCGACCTCCTGGCGGATCGCGCCGAGCCGCTCGTGAAGCGCCGTGTCCTGGCCGGCCATCCGCTCCCGGAGCGGCTTGCCCGCCGCGGCGAGCCGGAGGTTCTCCTCCGACTGAAGGTCGCCGAGGTCCCGGGTCGCCTGGCCGCGGGTGAGGGTGACGCCCTGGCGCTCCGCCCGCGCCACGCGCTTGACCGCCTCGGGCGGTAGCTTTGAGAGGTCGGTGCCCTGTTGCGCGATGTTCGTCAGCGCGTCCTTGAACGTCTGAGGCGCCGCCGCCCAGTCGATCCCGAGGCCCCGGGCATAGGTCTCCGCCGTCTGCGCGGCCGTCTGGGCCGCCGCGCCCGCCCCCCTGGCCGCAGGCTTCACAGCGGCCGCGACCGCCTTGCCGGCCACGCCCGCCCCTTTGGCGAGCAATAGCTGGGCCGCGGCCTGGGTCGCGGTGTTCGCGGTTGCCCCGATCGCGCCGGCCACCTCGGGAGAGGCCCCGAGCTTCGTCGCGGCATCGGTCGCCAACTCCCCGACCGCCCCGCCCGGCTTGTCGCCGACGTAGGAGAGGGCCTCGCCGATCGCGCCCGTGTAGCGCTTCCCGGCCTCGGTCTTCGGCTGGTAGGTGAGCCCCTCCTGCACCTGCCGCACCCGGTCGGCCGCCGGCATGCCGGCCTCCCAGAGGCCGCCGGAGACCGGTGCGGTGATGTTCTTGACCCCCTGAGCGATGCCAGCGAGGCCGGCGATCGGCGTCGCCACGGCGCCCGTAGCGAGCGCGGCGGCAGTCTCGACCTCGCCCTTCTGGTGCTCGACGACCTTCTTGACCGCCTTCTCGGCCATAGACGGCTCGCGCAGCCATTCAGCCGGCACCGGCCGCCCGGAAGCCTTGAGCTTGTCGGCGATCTCCGACCGGGTCGTCCCGTCCGGGATGCCCTGCAAGATCGTGCCGTCGGGGAGTTGGACGTCCATTTACTTGAGATCGTCCCAGTGCACGACCTTCGAAGGAGTCCCGCCGGCCCCGGACGGCGCCACCCCGGGGGGAGGAGCCGGCGGGGTAGCACCGCCCGGGGCCGGGGAACCTGGTCCGCCCTGTCCGCGCACGAAGGCGTCGTGTAGGGCCTGTTTCACCTCGGTCGGTGCCTGCAGCGAGGCGTCGATCGCGGCCTGGAACTGATCGAGTTGCGCGTTGAACGCCTCGTTCGACTGCGCGGCGTTGAGGAGCGCATAGCCGTGCTCCTTGTCCGCGACCGTCGGCACACCGCTCGGCGAGATCGCCCGCGCCCACGTGTTGACGACCTCTGCCACGGCACCCTTGAGCTTCGCGAGCTTCGGGTCCTGGATCTCGGTGTCCTTCAGCTGCGCGAGCTTCTCCCAGTGGAGCGGCCCGGTGCGCGGGTAGTCAGCCGACGCCTGGCGCGCGATGCCGATCATCTTCCGCGCCTCGGTCGACGCCGTCTCGATATTGGCGAGGCGGGTCCCGAGCGCCCGCTGCTCGGCGACGTAGCCGTTGTACTCGGCGAGCTTCGCGGCGAGGTCGGTCGGCGACATCTTCCGCTCGGTCGCCACCTCCCGGATCGCCTTGCGGACCGTGATGATGTTCTTCGCGCCCTGGGCCCCGCGCCCGAGGCCGGTCATCACGGACTTGTCGCCCGCAAGGTACTGCTCGGCCATGAATCGAGCGTCTTCCGGCTCGAGGAGGCCCTCCTCGACATTCTTCCGCCGGAACGCTGCGCCCTGCTCGGCAAGCTCGAGGCGCCGCTCGTCCCGCTCCTCCTTGCGCTCCGCCCGCTGCTCCTTCTGCTCGCCGAGCTTCTGTGCCAGCACCTGGCGGGCCTGCTGCGACCGCGCCACGAGCGCGTCGACGAACTGCCGGTTGTAGCCGCCGCCGAGGCCCTGTTTCAGCTGCTGACGGTCCTGCTCGTTCAGCACCGGCTGCCCGTTCGGGAGCGTCGCCTTCGAGATCTGCTCGATCCGCGAGAGGACGTCGTTCTGCATCTGGTCGTGCACGACGCGCTCGATCTCCTGCGGCGTCGCCTTCGGGAACTGCTGCTGATACTGGGCCGCGATCTGGTCGTGCTTCGTCTTGAGTTCGACGAGCGACGTGCCGATGATCTCGTTCTTCGCCTGGTAAAGTTCCAGCTGCGCGCGGTCGTTCTCGGCCTTGCCCGCCGCCGCCGACTGGAAGTCCTTCATCAGCCGCATCCCCAGCTGCGGGGAGCGCTTCGTGATCTCGGCGAGCGCGCGGTTCTGGGCCTCGGGGTTCGTGAGGTCGGCCTTCGACAGCACACCCTTCGCAAACTCCATGTCCTTCTGTTCCTGCGCCTTCTCCCGCATCGCGCCGCGACGGATCGCCGTCTGGTCGTAGAGATCGGCGAGCGTGAGGCCCTTCGCGATCGAGCCCGTGACGTCCGGACCCGACTCGCCGATCTCCCGAATGACCGAAGGATCGAATGCCATGACACCTCCTAAGTCGGGATGACGGTGTCGGGAGGCGCGTTAACGCCCGGAGTGATCGGCACCTGGTAGCCGCCGCCATAGGTGATCGGGGGCGTGCTCGCGGGATTGTTGAGACTCTGAAGCGTCTGGTACGTCAGGTACTGGTTGAAAGCGTTGCTGCCCGCCTTCGTGATGCCCGCGATCGTGTTCGCGTCGATCGCCGCGGTCGTCTGGCCCTGGTTGATGCCGATGTTGCCGATGTTGCTCGCCGACGTGCCGACGTTCGCCGCCTGGCCGGCCGCCGCCGCCTGCCCCAGCTGGATCGGCTGCAGGAGTTCGTTCAGCCTCTGCGAGTAGGTCGTGTCGGCAAGGTTCGCGCCGAAAGTCTCGGCCGCGATCACCTGGTTGCCGGAGAGGTTCGGGCTCGCGCGCTTCGCCGCCTCGATCCCCTGGTCCCGCGTGAACTGGTAGCCGGGGAGGCTCTCGAGCGTCTGCTGGATGCCGGCCGCGCCCTTGCCGCCGCCCGTCAGGAGGTCCTGATACGTCGGGATCGTGTTCGTCCCGAGGTCGCGGTATGGCTTCGACAGAAGCGCCTGCTGCTGCAGCGCCTGCTGTTGAGCCGCGATCGCGGCGTTCGAGGCCGACGAGGTCGCGCTCGACGCCTGGCTGCCCGAGTAGGCCGTAGCGCCCGCCGTGAGTACGCCCGCACCGATGACTGCCGCAGCGACCATAGACCTACCCTCCGAGCCAGAGGCTGAAGTACCGCTCGACTTCCTCATAGCCGAGCCGCTCGAACAACCACGAAGCGTCCTTGTGGAGCTTCGACCCGACGAACATACGCTGTATCCCGCGCCTCCGCGCCTCCGCCTCGACCGCCTTGAAGAGCGCGATCCCGGCCCCGGCTCCCCGATGATCGGGGTGGACCCAGAAGATGTCCATCGTCAGGGTGAGGCACGTCCGGTAATGGAGGCCCGGCGCCACGAACCCGACGAAGTAGCCCACGAGGACGCCGTCCTCCCGCACCGTCACGACGAGCACCTCGCCGCGCGCGTTGCGGTCGAGGTACACGTCGTACTGCGGGTCGAGCGGGACCCGGTCCTTGTTGAGCGCGAGCTCCTCCCAGTGGAGGGGAAGCATCGGCTTCACCTCCTCGAGGAAAGGCGGGAACGGCTCAACCTGGCACGTGATCATGCGGACCCGCCCGGATTCGCAAGCTCGAGTTCCTCGAGCGCCTCCTCCACCTGCGGATCGCCGTCGGCCGCGTGCTTCGGCTCCGACTGATCGTCGGGCGTCATGCGCTGCGGCGTGAGGCCGCGCACCGCCGGCCGGCTCAACCGGATGTCGACGATCATGTGGATCCGGTCGTCGACACCGTTGTTGACGACCTCGTGCTCGAGCGCGTTGTCGAACCAGTAGAGGTTGCCGGCCTCCATGTGGATCGTCTCCTCGCCACAGCGGAAGTTGCAGCCCTTCGACGACTGCAGCACCGCGTGATAGCGCTGCCAGTAGTCGGCGTGCGCCGGAGTGTCCGCGTGCGGGTAGATCCGCCCGCCCATCTTGAGCTTGTTGATCATCACCCGGCCGAGACGCTCGCCCTGCACCATCCCCATCAGCGCGAAGATCATCGCCCGCGCCGACGGCAGGAACAGCGAGCCCTCCATCCACACGCACTCGTGCTGGTCCCGCTCGCCGCGCTCGAGTTCGGTCACGCTGGCCGGCGGGAACCGCAAGAAGATCGTCTCCGTGTCACCGAAGGGCCCCTGCGGGTAGTCCCGGAGGTACGTGTCCGCCTGCCACAGATCCGGCTGCCGCGTGATCTCGTGCAGCAACGGGACCGGATTGAAGTCGCCCAACCACTGAAAATGCTTCATGCCTCTCCTCCCCTAAACGATCGCACCGGTAGCGTCGACCCACACGATCGGCGGGCCGACGGTCTTGACGAACACTGGCTTCCCCAGCGTCGTATCGAAAAAGCACAGCCCCGGGTAGAGGTTGTTCGTCGGCCGCGCGGTCGAGGTCCCGGAGCTTCCGACGTTGATCATCGTCCGGTTGAGCCGGTCGAGCCACGCGCGCCACTCCCGCGACATGCGCGTCCCGCCGCGGGGACCGCCTTGCTCGGCGAAGTCGGCGTTCAGAGGTGCGGGCCCGGTCGGCACTAGAAGGTCTCCTTGAGTCCCTTGACGCGGATCGCGCCGTCGGTCAGCACGAACTTTACCGGATCGGTGCAGCGGATGCGCCACGTGAAGACGCGCCCGCGGCCGAAGCGCCGCGCCACGACCCGCGTCGGGTAGGCCGCGATCGCGCCGAGCGGCAGATACCGGATCGGGAACCACGAGCGCCCGCTATCCTTCGAGCACTCGAGCATGATCGTCGGGTTCGAGCCAGCGCCGCCGCCCGAGGTCCCGACGCCCGTCTCCATGTCGAGATAGAGGCCCGGCACCCGGAACCGGTTCCCGGACTTGTACTGGTGTTTCGTGACGATCTCGCGCGGGATGATCGACCCGTTGTCGGTGAATTGGAGGTCCGACATCGTGTAGAGGTTCGAGGACGAGTAGTCGGAAACGATGCCCTGGCCGTTGAAGTAGGTGCTGTACTGGCCGATGTGACGCTGCGCGTACTGCGCCGTCAGCCCCGTCTGCGCCTCGCCCCAGATCCCGGTCGAGAGGTCGTAGAGGAACGACCGGTTCATGGTCGGGAAGGTCAGCTGATAGAAGGGGTGCTTGTCCTTCTGGTAGGAGAGGCCGACCGCGTCCTGGTAATAGAACCCGTCCTGGTTGATGATCCAGTCGATCTCGTCGCTGATCGGCTGCGCCGCGTAGCCGGTGATCTGCACGACCCGCCGCACGCCCTGGGTCGTCTGGCACAGCGCCATCAGCGAGTCGCCAATCGCCACCCGCGAGAAGACCGCCGCGAGGCCCCACCGGTTCGTCGCCGACTGGATCTGTCCGAACGGCTGCCCCGGCGGCGGCCCGTTGATGTTCTGCCAGAACTCCATGTGCGTCGAAGAGAAGACGACGAGGTTGCCCGACAGCTGGTCAACCGCCTTCACGATGTCGGGGTACGCCGAGGCCGCGCCGAACGAGAGCCCGCTGCCCGTCGTCGCGTCGTTGATGTTGGAGACCGCGAACTCGTTCGTCCCCGCGATCTCCGCCACGAAGTAGCCGCCGACGTTCGTGATCGTCTGCGACCCCGGCACGAACCACGACAGGCTCGGCATCGGGACGAAGGTGTTCGCGCCCGGGGAGTAGACCCAGCCGTTTTGACCGTCGACGATCGCCACCTGCGAGCCGCCCGGGTTCGAGGCGATGCTGACGGGACCCGCGGACGTGCCGATGCCGGCCGTGAAGTTCGTCGAGAAGCCCGGGATCTGTTGCTTGAACTGCGCCCCTTGCACGAGCCAGAGTGCGGTGTCGGTGCCCTGCATGCCGCGGATCGGGTTGCCGCCCGCGACCGCCGTCGCGAGCTTCGCTCCGGGCGTTCCGAAGATGACCGCCTTCAGGCCCTTGTCGCCGTCGGGTCGGAGCTCGTAGTAGCAATTGACCCGACGCTGACGCGTGACGACGGCACTCTTGCCGTACACGCCCGCGCCGAACATGGGGACGCTTCGCATCAGTAGCCGTCCGGGTCGTCCACCTGGAAGAAGTCCGCCGAGCGCTCCGGCTCCGCACCCTCGGCCGCGCGCGTGACCGCGACGCTATAGGCCGCCTGCCGGTCGGGCGTCCAATCGGCGTCGAACATGCCGCAGATCTGCAGCGACAGCGTCCACGAGAGGTGCAGGAGGTACTCCTGCGGAAACTCCGCGTTGTCGGTGCCGATGTTGAGATCCATCGACTCGCGGAGGTACACGATATGGATCGTCTTCGTAACGTCCTGGGCCCCCACACAGTCGATATAGAACTGCCCGTTCGTCAGCTGCTGCTCGTAGTACCACGCGGTCGGGTCCTGCACGAATCCCGGCTGTTGCTTCGTGGGAAGCGCCTCGTACTGCTCGACGGTCATCAGCGAGAGCGGCGTGTCCGTGCCGTTCGAGTCACGGAGGAGCGCCGTCTTGATGTTCATCGGCCGCTGCGCCTTCAGCGTGTAGTTGTAGGCGTAGGCGCCGATCGCGGCGGGTCCCGAGAGGTTCGTGCTGAGCGTGACCGTGCCCGCGCCCGGGTTGACGGAGAGCACCGTCGACCAAAAGATGTCGGCGCCGACGACGACGCCGCAGAAGTCGTTGACGTTGAAACTCGCGGTATTGCCGACGCCGACCGCGAAGGTCGGCTGCCCGCCGGCCGCCGCCGCGGTCAGCGTCTGGCGGTTGAACGACTGCGGGTAGACGAGCCCGGTCGTCGACGCCGCCCAATTGTCGCCCGTCGGCCCGAGGTTATAGACGCTCTTCGTGTAGCCGAGAAAGAGATCGCCTCGCTGCCGCTGGTACATCTTGAAGCCCGGGGACTTCTCGAGGTTGCCGGCCAGCTGTTTGACGATCATGTTGAGGACGCGGGAACAGTCCGCGATCTCGGTCGCCGTCGGCTGCTCCCCCTCCTCGAGGAGCCCGAGGTTCATCATCCCCTGGCGGATGATGTCGTCGCGCGCGACTGTAAAGGCCCACGTCCCCGAGAGTGCCATCGTCTACTCCTCGAGCGCTTCGATCGCCTGCTCCGGGCTCGCCACGTGCCCCGGCAGCGTCTGACGGAGCGCCGCCATCTGCTCCTCGGTGAGGTGCGTCACGCCCGGAGGCGGCAGGCCCGCCCGCTTCGCGTACTCCTCGAGGCGCCACTGCACGACGTGCCAGATCACCTTGTAGGCGTCCTGCGCGCCGATGTCCCACATGCATTGCGCGACGCCGGAGCCCTTGCGCTCGTAGAGGTGCTCGGTGTCCGGAGGCGCGGGAGCCTCGGTGCAGCGCGCCCAGCCGTGGTGCAGCTGGTGACAGGCCGGCGCCTCGTCGTTGCCTCGGCCCTTGCAGACGGTGCCGACGCTCGCGAGCGAGTGAGTGTTCTCCCAGTCGCGCGTCAGGTTCTCCTGCGTCGAGTGCGACAGGAACACGACCTTCGGCATCTCCGAGTGCGCGACTGCATTCAGCACGCCCGTCTCCGATCCGATCACGACGTCGGCCAGCTGCACGAACGACAGCGTCTGTCGGATGTCCCACTTGCCCGAGCGCCGATGCACGCGCGCCGCCTTCTCCCAGCCCTGCTCGAGGACGACGCCGTCCTTGCCGCCGACGAAGAGGATCTCGACCTCCGGGAAGTCGATCAGGAGGCCGGAGACGGCCGCGTCGAGGTGCGGCCAGTGCTTGTGCACCGACGAGCCCGAGAGCGCCCAGACGATCAGGAACTGCCCGTACGCCTTGCGCTCGGCCTTCGCCCACTCCTTCTCCTGCTCGGTCGGGTAGAACTTCATCGAGCGATCGTCCGGGTCGTACTCGACGCCCGCGACGAGGTGCTGATACTCGAGGTAGTTGCGGTTGCACAGCTGGTGCCGCACGGCCGGCGGGTACGTGTCGACGATCCGGCCCGGGCCCGCCATCGTCAGGAGCGCGCCCTCGACCGTCTCCGACAGGTTGATCCAGCGGTCGTACTTCTTCGCGTGGTACGCCCAGAACTCGCCGAGGGCCGGGTTCGGCACCTGGTCGCGGTCCTGGATGTAGAACTCGTCGATATTCGGGTCGTGCTGGATGACCTCGTAACCCGGGTTCGCGGTGTAGAGCGTGACGTGCCACCCCTCGCGCTTCAGCGCCGCGCACACCGACGCCGCCTGGATGAGGTCACCGTACGCCCCGTACCGCACGACGCCGACCGTCTTGCCGACCGGCCGCGGCGCGTCGTAGCTGAAGGCGTGCCCCTCGTGCTCCTTGCGAAACACGAAGTACAGAGAGTACTCGTTGTCGGCGTTGCGCTTCTGGAAGTCGACGAGGTCCCAGCCGACCCCGGTCTTCTTCATGAGATCGCACACCCGCAGGTACGTGACGTTCCACTTGTGGTCCGGGTTCGCGCCCGGCTCGCCCACCTTCGGATACTCGTCCGCGTCGGGGAGGTAGAGGACGAGGTAGCCCTTCGGCTTGATCACCCGCATCCACTCCTTGAGACACTTGACGAGGTTCTCCTCCTCCACGTGCTCGAGCATGTGGCTCGAGAATACGAAGTCCATGCTCGCCGACGCGACGCAATCGAGCTTCGCGCCGTCCTCGACCGGGATGTCCGGCCGCGGCATCGGGTGCCCGAAGAGCACCGCGTCGATATTGTTGTCGACCGTGATGAAGTGCGGGAACGTGCGGTACAGGCCCGCGCCGATGTCGAGTCCGCGCCCGCGGGTCCACTTCACGATCTCCCACCGGATCTTGCCGGCCTCGTTCCCTTGCGGGTCGTCCTTCTTCCAGACCATAGGCTCCTCCCCTAGATCACGACGTAGTGCTTGCCTTCCGCGCTCAGGCGCAGATCGGCTCCGAACATCTTCTCGCACGCGAGACGAGCCGCCGGGATGACCGGCGAGTCGTCGAAGCGCATGATCCCGCCCGCGACCATTCTCGGCCGCAGGAACCCGATCGCCTCGCGGTACGCGCGGCCCTGGTCGACGTCGAGGTGCGCGAGCGCGATCCGATCCATCCGAAGGTCGGCGGACTCCGGGAACACGCCCTTGATGATCCGCGCCTTCGGCATCAGCTGCCGCAGCTGCGCGACGTCCGTGTACACGAAGTCGCCCGCCTTGTGCGAGTCGCCCTCGTCGGCGTACGGAATCCCCTCGAACGTGTCGTACAGCCAGAGGTCGCGGCCCTGCTCGAGCGCGACCTGGTACAGCGCCCACGCGGACCCACCCTGGTAGACCCCGACCTCGACGAGACAGCCCGGAGGAGCACTCCGGGCCGCAGCGACAAGCTCGGCTAGGTGTTGAGGACCGACGAGGCTCGGCGGCTCACTTCTTGCCGGGAGCGGCTCCACCGGGGCGCCCCTCCGCGGCAGGCACCGGCTGCGCGGCCGGCTTCGGTTCTCCGGTGAGCTTCTCGAGGAGCGCGAGGATGCGCGTGTTCTGCCCCTCGAGGTCCTTGATGCGACTCTTCAGCGACTCGTTCTCGGCCTGCACCTCGTCGACCGGAGGCGGCAGAGGCTTGCCCGGCTCGTAGCCGACCGGACGGCCGTCGGCCGCGTAGTGGACCTCGCGGCCGTCGAGCTCCTGAACGAAGCGCGTCGGGCACTCGCCGTAGGCCGCGTCGTAGTAGACGACGCCGTGCGGCTTCGTCGGGTTGAAGAGCCGCGTCCCGTCCGGCAGGAACCGATCCGGGACGACCTTCGCCTTCTTCTGTACCTGGGCCATGACTCCTCCTCAGTCCCAGAGAGAACTTACGAGTCCGGGCGTGCCGCCCGTGACGAGCACGAGCGTACCACGGTAGCGGACGCCGAGGCCCGCAGGACCCGCAAGGATCTGTTGCCCGACACCGCTCGCCGTCTGCGTAGCCGTGATCTGGTTCGTGTTCGTGCCGACGATGTCGTAGTAGGTCGCGGTGAAGCTCGTGCCGTTCTGGTTGAACTGCCCGCCGTAGAACATCCCCGGCTGGGCCGCACCCGCCGCCTGGTTGAGCGTCGTCGTGCCCGCCGTCGAGGTGAGGGTGTACTGGCCGTTGTTCTGGTAGAGCGGCGCCGGCATGCCTACATCCGGTCGAGCGTGTTGTTGCGCTCGGTGAATCCCGTGTCACCGTCGACGACGATCTCGTCGTAGAAGGCGTCGACGTGCGCGTTCGAGTACTCGTCGTCGGTCGCGCGCATCTTGAGACGCCGCGCTCCCGTTCGGACGGACTCCGGATTGTAGTCCTGCGAGACATCGCTCTCGCCGGCCATCACGGTAGCGAAGCGCCGCTGATCCGTGACCTCCTGGTCCTCGATGTCCATCCCGGGAGGCAGCGTGTTGAACTGCGCGGCCTCGTCGGACAGGCGCGAGTCGCGATCGCCGGCATTCTTGCCCGTCGATCCGTCGCGCCCCTGCCGGCCCTCGAAGCCCGGCATGTTCTTCTTCGCCCGCGCCGCCTTGTCAGACAGCCAGCCACGCCCCGCAGCGTCGTCGTTCGGCTGCTGCGGGTAGTCGTGCTGGAACTTCTCCTGGACGATGCCGACCATGTGCGACTCCTCTGTCGGAACCGCGCTAGGTCGCCTTGCCGCCGCGGTAGTTGGTCATGGACGGCCGGCCCATGTCCTTCTCGTAGCCGCGCGGGTTGTCGTTCCAGCCGTCGCCGGGATAGCCGAGGCCGCCCTCGTACGCCTTCATCTCCATGCGGCGGATGTCGCAATTCTCCTGGTCCTCGATGTCCATGCCGGGCGGCAGCGAATTGAAGTTCGCGGTCACGCCGAACTCGAGGTTCTTCTTGACGAGGTAGTCGTGGTTGTGGATGCCGACGCGCTCGTCGTTGACGATGCGATCGGAGTCCGGCAGCACGCCGACATCGGCCAGCTGCTGGCCCTTCATGTCGTGCCGCATCTGCCCGCGCGCGTTCGCGGACTCGATGACGTCGTGCTGCGACGGCATCTTCCCGCCCTTGACGGGCGTCCGCAGCTGCTTCGGCTCGACCTGCGGCGACTCCCACTGTCCCGAGCCCTGCTGAACCTTCGCCATGTGCTGTGTCTCCTGAGCATGGGGCGGTGTGCGGTCCCGCCCCTTCGGTTGCGTTAGGCGAGGACGCTCGCCAGCGGCTGGATCTGGTAGTCGATCGTGTAGTCCACGACCGCCGTCGCATCCGTGCCGTTGACGACGTACACCTGGGAGCCGGCCGGCACGAGGACGCCGCCGATGCCCGCGGTGCCCGTGTTCGTGTTCAGCTGGAACTGCCCGTTCTGGCCGACCTGGTTCGTCAGGGTGCCGGAGGTGAGGAAGTTGCCGGCCACCGTGTACGGGCCGTACGTGGTCGTCGCGAGCGCCACCGTCGCGCCCGGGGTCGCCGTGTTCGTGATCACGATCACCGACGCCTGGGTGGCCGCGACCGCGACGGTCGAGGTGCCGCCCTGGGTGAACGTGTACGTCGACGTGCCCGCGGTGACGACGTAGTAGTTGAGGCCGAAGAGGAGGAGGGCCGCGTGCGTGACGAACTTGCTCGTCACACCCGCCGAGCCGGCCGCGTTCGGACCGTAGGCGAAGGACTGACGCGTGGTGTACGACGGATGGTCGTACGCCATGTTTTTCTGCGTGCCGGTGCTCATCGAATGCTCCTGATCACGGACCTCTCCCGCGTTGTTGTGGGTTCGGCGTCCTCCCGCGCCAAGCCCGGGGGGAGAAGGTCCCCCGGGCCCCCGTTGGAGCGGCCGTCAGGCCGCAGAGTGTCCTACGCCTGGCTGTCCCACTTCACGATGCGCGCGTTCGTCGCGAGCGTGTGGACGATGCCGAAGCCTCCGAGGTAGTACCACGCGATGCCCTTCGACCGGCCGTAGTCGGTCGGGATCTTGCCGCGCATCTCCTCCGGGACCACGACCGCCTCGGCGACGGTGTCGTTGCCGAAGAAGAAGATCCAGTCGGACATGCCGTTGACCCACGCGACCATGTCGCCGCCGTTCGCGGTCGAGACGCCCGTGGTGCCGATGCCCTTCGCGACGTTCGTCTGCTCGATGTACCGGGTGTTCTCGTACCGCCCGATCTCGGCGTTCATGATCAGGTTGAAGCCGGTGTCCGAGTACTGGTGGATCGCCTCGAGCGCGTTCTTGAGCGTGCGGAAGGTCGTTGGCCAGCCGAGCGCGTAGTAGTCGTCGGCGATGTACGCCGGGATGTTGCGCTCCTTCATCGCGTCGCAGATCGCCTTCGCGTGCGCGTTCGAGTAGGCGATGTTGTTCGTGCCGGTGACGGTCCCGTTCGTGTACAGGACGATCGCGTTCGCGCTGTTGCCACCGACCGGGATCGCGCGGAGAAGCGTCTGGTTGAACTGCCCCCACGCGAGGCGATCGAAGAACTTGACCGCGTCGTTCTTGAGGACCTTCTTGATGATGTCCTCGACCGGGAACTTCGACAGGTTGTCGAGCTTCGCCGAGTAGGGGATCGAGTTGCCACCCTCGGTGACGGTCAGCGTGCCCTGGACGATCGTGAAGTTCGTCTCGGGCATCGTGTTCGTTTCCGTCAGGATGCCGCCTGCGGTCGCGACGTCCGAGAACACGTCCCACGTGAAGGTGTCGCCCTTCTTCTTGCCCTGCTGCGAGATGTCGTGGACATCCGCGAACTGCCGGAACTTGACGAGCGGCTGTACCGCCGCGCGCATCACGTTCGACAGCTGCCGGCTGTAGAAGTAGCCGCCGAGAGAGGAAACCGCCCAGACCTGGCCTGCCATGAGGTGACTCCGCGGAGCCACCTCTGCGTGTGGCCCCTAGTGTTTGATCGCCCGAGCCTGCCCGCGAGAGCGCGCCATGTTCTGGATCGCGTCCTGCACGGACCCCGCTTCATCCGGTTCCGACTCCTGCCGCGGACGGCCGGAGGCTTCACGGACCGGGGACAGCTGCCGCTTGCGCTCTTGCTTGTCGACGTTCCGACGTCCGCCCGGGGTGTCCTGCTCGCCCAGAAGTTCGCGCCTGAATGACCGTAGCTCCTCTCCGACCTTCTTCAGTCGGGCCTTCGGATTGAGAGCCGGATCTTCATCCGCATACTCCCGATCGAGGCGGGCGGCCATCTTCTTCAGGCGTGGGCTGGCAAGCTCCTCTCGGTACTCGGACTCGAACCACTCGACCGCACGATCAAACGACGTCTTCCCCTCTACTCGAGCGTCAACCGTCTGGATCACCAGTTCCTGCAGGTTGTCGGACGTGACGTCCGAGATCCCTGCCTGAAGCTCTGCCAGTTCGTCGATCGCTGCCTCATCACCCATGCTCACCCGAGCAAGGAGGTCCTTCAGCTTAGCTTTCCGGGCCGCCTTGGCCGCCTCCGCCGCCGCCCGCCTTTCGGCCTCGGTAGGGGAGGGAGCACGAGTCGCAGCCGTTCTACCGCGCGGCTCGGATTCCGTCAAGTCCTCGCGCTCGTCGGGAACCTCGCCGGCCGCCTCCCGAAGCTCCGACAGCGTCAGCCACCGGACCTCGCCGTTCTTCTCGAGCCGGTACTCCACGGTGCCGTCGTCGCGCTTGCGGATGTCGTCGGCGCCCGCCTCGCGCGCCTCGTCCATGTCGCGATCGGTGCGCTCCGCCTGGCGACGCACCGCACGCTCGGACTCGCTCTCCTCGAGCGTCGCATCCTCGTCCTCGTCCTTCGCGACGCGCCGCTTCTCGGTCTTCTCCGGCGGCTCGTCCTGGTCCTGCCGCTGCGCCCGAGCCCACGCCTCGTCGGTCATGTCCTCGAGTTCGTCCTCCTCCTCCTTGATGCGGTCGGCGTTGTCGGCGATCTGGCCGAGCCGATCGACGCGCTCCTTGTTGCGGTTCGCGTTCGCTTGCTTGGCGAGCTCCTCGCGGTGCTTCTTCGCTGCGTCCTCTTCGGCCGCGATCTCGTCGGGCGTCTTAGCCATCGGTTTCGTCCTCCATATCGCGCTCGCCCTCGAGGGCCGCTTGTGCGTTCAGTCCGTCCTGTACCGCGTTGCCGAGCCACACCTGGAAGTGCTCGGCCCACCTGATCTCGAGTTGAATGTACAGGATCTCGTCAGGCTTGAACGGGTCCGCCTTCTTGAGCCGGGAGATCGCATCCTCCTCCTCCTTCCGCGCCAGCGAGAGGAGGTAGTCCCCGATCGGACCCGTCAAGAAGTCCTGCACCTGTTGCCCGAATACCGCCGACCTCACCATCGGGTCGTTTGGGTCTAGATTCACCGGCCGCACGACATGCCTCCTCGTGCTCCTCCCACCTCAACCCTAGCTCCCGAACGAAGAACCGCTCGAGCGCCTCCGCGATCTTGTGCTGCCGCCCGTAGGGGCAGTCGAGCAACGCGCCCGGATCATCCGAGTCCGGATGCCCGAAGTCCCACGCGTCGATCTGCTCGATCGTGATGCCCTGGTCCTTGCACAGCATCGCCTCCACGAACTCGTGCAGGAACACCGCCGCCTCCTTCCGCCAGTCCTTGAGGTCCGAGATCGAGAACACGTAGTGCGTCCCGTAATCGAACGTCTGGTAATCGCCGACCGTGTCGTAGCGCTGCTCGGCGTGCGGGATCTTCCACATTTCGAGCCGGCGGATCGTACGGACGTCCACGATCGGGAACGACTTCGCGACTTCGGAAGTCATGCCGCCGCCGGGGCACTAGGCTGCGGCTGGGGCTGCTGCTGCTGCTCCTCGGCGCCCTCCTTGGCGAGTAGCCGCTGCAGAACCATATCGTCCTGGTCGAGGAGGTGCTGAGCGTACGTAAGCTCGCGCTTGCCGCCGTGCTGCATGGAGGCGATGCGCTCGCGCGTCTGGTTCGCCTCGCGGGACGTTACGAGCTTGACGACGTTCGAGTCGCGCTTGTCCTGCCGGTGCCGCATCAGTTCCTGGACCTTCATCATCAGCTGCTTGTTGACCTGCTCGAGGCGCACCATCTCCGGATTCTGGCCGGTCGAGAAGCGCTCGCCGTCCTGGTAGCCCGCCAGCGCCATGAACTCCTTCCACACCTCGGCGAGGTTGACGCCCGGGGGCGGCTTCGCCGCGACCACCGCGAACGCCTGCACGACGCTCATGAAGCGCTGCAGTTTCGCGAGGTGGTCCGTCGAGCCCATGCCGACGTTTACCGTGGTCGTCAGCTGGTGGTCGAGCATGTCGTCGGTCACCTGGTCGATCCCGTACTTCTGGTACGCCTTCGACTTCTCGCCCGCAATGGCGAGGATGTTCGAGTCGGTCTCGTAGTACTGCTCGAGGAGGATCAGCTGTTTCAGCACCGGCTGCGCGAACGTGATCGCGAAGCACGTCAGCATGTAGTCGGTCAGCACCGACGGGGAGTGATTGAGCATCTTGACCGTATCGGTCGACACCCGCGGCGCGCCCATCTGCGCCATAGCCATCGGGTTGAAGTTGCCGATCAGATCGTCGAACGAGTTCCGCGCCCGGTCGGCCTCCTGGTACGACGAGGCAGTGACGTCCTGCCACGTGATCTCCTCGAGGTCCTCCATGTTGTCGACGTGCGTGATGCCGGCCGGCACGTTGCGGACGAGGCTCGCGGTGTCGACGTTCGTGCCGCGCTTGACCTTGTAGCGCTTGTTGAGCACGAAGAGGACGTTGTCGTTGCGCTGGTTCTCGATCGCATTGATCTTGTCCTCGAGCGGCTTCACGAGGGTCGGCACGCTCGAGGGCACCACCTTGTGGGTCTCGATATGCGCGAGGCCCATCACGTACGGCCGCATGCCGTGGAAGACCGTCTTGCGGAGCGGCTCGGGCTCCGTCAGGAGCTTCCCGTTGCCGAGCGCCCAGAAGGCCCAGTCACCGCCGCGCCACCGATGAATGTGGTAGCGCACCCAGACGACCTCGTAGTCCGAGATCGTGCGCTTCTCCTGGTTCGGGTCCTGCGCCTGGCCGAGCCGCGCCGAGCGCGTCGAGTCGTCCGGGTTCTCGTTCTCGAGGAGGTCGGCGTCGTCGTACTCGGTCCACTTCCGGCCCTTCGGGTCCGGATAGCGCATCTTCTCGCGCACGTCGCCGACGTACATCGGCACGAGTTCGATCCAGTAGGGGGACGTGTTGACCGGGTCCATCCAGTTCGCCGACGGGTCGAACCGGAAGTTCTCGAGCGGCTTCAGATCCACCCACGGCCGGTCCTTCACGACCTCCATACGGCCGCCGGGGCCGGGTGCCGCCTGGTAGTCCCAGAAGATGTGAGCGACGCACGCGCCCATCGTCTGCGCGTCCTGGATGCCGCCCATCAGCACGTGGAACCACGGGATCGTGTTCGTGAGGCGCCACTGCAGGAGTTGCTTATTGAGGTCCGCCGACAGCCGTTGCTTCGCGTCCGCCGGGTTCATCGCCTGCACGGAGACGAGATCCTGATTCGAGAAGAACGCCATGCACGCGGCGGCCTCGTTCTTCCGAATGATCGTCCGCGGCGCGGGGTTGTAGAAGCGCGAGCGCTTGCGAAAGTTCTCGGTGTTGTACTTCGAGTCGGACGGGTGCTGGTTGTTGAACGCGCGCAGCGAGTCGTCCCACTGGCCCCGATAGTTCGAGTCGAGGTACGTCGTCGAGAACCGCTCCGCATCCTTCGCGCGCCGCTCCCAGTCAGGTTGATCCTCGGCCGGCTGTTCCTCCTCGTGATCGTCCCCCGTCTCGATGTCCTCGTCCGGCGACCACCGACGCGTCGCCTGGTCGGGATCGCGGCCCTCACGGCCGATGCGCCACTTCGGCGACTCGCCCTCCGGCGGGTCGTAGACGGCCGGCGGCTGCGGTCGCATGGCGTTCATCACGCCGCCCGACGGCGGCGGGTCCTCGATCGCGGGAGGCTGCGGACGCATCGGAGAGTTCGGGGCGTTCTCAAGGGGCATGCTCGATCTCCGGACGCTCCTCCTGCGTCTCCTCTTGGCTCTTCTGCGCCTTGTACTCTGCAGTCACGCGGTCGATCAGCTGCAGGACCTTGATCGTCGCGCCGTTGACGTTCGCCTGGGCCGAGACGATCGGCCGCGCGCCGAGGAGCGCCAGATACAGACGGTCCTCGAGGTTCGTCATTTTGACAGGAACCGCACGACGTCGGCCTGAAAGACCGCCGTGAAATAGCACAGCTGCGAGATCGTGGTCGAGTCCGAGACGGCCGAGTAGGTGTTGCCCTCGTCGTCAATGTACGCGACCGCGATCGCGCGGATCCCCTTCCCCTTGTGGCGCTTCTGAAGGTCCGAGACGATGCGGTCGATCTCCTCGCGCTCGAGCATCGCCGGCACCGGGATCGGCGTCACCTTGAAGTCGCTGCTCATCCGAACCCCCTCTGTTGCCCCCGCTTCCAGTCGTCCGGGATCTGCGGCAGCGCTCCCGTCCACTGGCCCCGCGGGAGCTTGAAGAGTTCCAGCATCGCACCGCCCGCGCGCACCGCCGAAGCCTCGATCTCCTTCGGCGTCCCCATCTTGTCACGCGGCATCAGGAACCCGAAGCCCTGCCGGCGCAAGTACGCCCCGGCTAGGATGCTGATCTCCATGTGCCGGAGGATGATCCCGCGGCCCTGGACGTCGACCACGAACGGGTGCCCGGGGTAGTGGCGGTTGAGACACGCCGCCACGTGGCGCGCGATGTCCATGTCCGACTGCTCGTCCGCGTTGCCTCGGACGGTCGTCAGGACGAGGCCGGAGTCTTGCTTGCTCATGCGGCCGGCGGCCTCGAGTTCCGGTCGAACCACTGCAGGTTGACGATCAGCGTGTGACAGCCGGCACAGACGACGCCGCCGTCGTCGAGGAGCTCGAACTTCGTACCCTCGCAGCCGCCGCAGCCGATCATCGGAGCCGTCACGACGCGGGTCGCCTGGCGGATCTCCTCGATCGCCTCGTGCGCCTGCCGCTCGACGCTGCGAAGGTGGCGCACCGCCCCGAGGTTGACGACGTTGTCGCTCACGGACCGGGCCTCCGGTAAATGCCCGTCGTGCCGAGGTCCGTCGAGTCGAAGCTCCGCCCGTTCGACCACACGTAGACGCCATGATCCGGCGCCGCGTACTGGCTGCCCCACTGCCGGATGACCATCTCCTTCCACGAGAATTGCCGGCTGGTGACCGGCTTCCCGAGCTTTGGAGACAGCGGAGGGGCGGGCATCAGAACTCTCCCTCGATCTCGTGGAGTTGCCGGGACCACGACTCCCGCTCGCGCAAGGCTAACACCTCACCCGCTAGCCTTTCAATGAGATCCGAGGCCCGCACCGCCGCCCGCGGCATGTTGACCGCCGTGTAGTTGCCGGCGCCCATGTCGGCGACGATGCGCTTGAGTTCGCGAATCTCGCTCTCGGAAAGGTCGCGGCGTGCCATTTACACCTCGTCGGGCTCGATGGGACCGGAGTCCACCCACACGGGCGGCCTCGGGTCCATGTCGTAGATGCGCGCCGTCGCGTCAATGAGGTCCTTCCGGCCGCTGAACGGGTAGAACCCGATCTGCAGCCGGAGCCGCTCGGTAAGGTCGTAGCGCTGGCCGTGCTCGTCGAGCGGCTCGATCTTCTGCGCGAGCCGGTACTCGTAGCCGGCCGCGATCATCCGCACCTGTTGCGGCGTCAGTTCGTCGTAGTCGGTCGGGTGCGGCACGTAGAAGGCATGCATCTTGAGGTCCGGTCCCAGCCGCTGCACGCGGTCGTCCTTCGAGCCTGGCGTGTCGTTCGGCCATTCAAGCTCCTCGATCTCGAACCGGCAGTTCTCGATCCGCATCCGCTCGTTGAAGAAGTCCATGTCGGCCTGCGCGCCGTAAGTCTCATACCCGACTTTGAGGCCGATCAGGCCCGGCATCTTCGACCACGTGTTGCGAAGGTCGCGCAGGTTCGTCCACCGCTCGAGGAGGTCCATCTTGTGATCGAGCCCGTCGAGGACGTACTTCTTGCCCTCGTGGTCGATCCCGATCACGATCATGGCCGTGTTCGCGCTGTCCTTCTTCTTCGACCGCGCCGGGTCGCAGAGGAGGTATCCCATCAGCACGGCCGGACGCACCTCGTAGACCTGGATGTCGTCGGGGTTGAAGAACCGCTGCGTCCCGGCGAGCGGGTTCATCAGCTGCTGGCACGCGATGTCCGCCTCGAGTTGCCGGAGCTTCTTCAGCGCCCACGCCTTCGGCGACAGGAGCACCGGCCGACCGTCCGCCGTGCCGTCGTGCGTCGCCGGGTAGACGCGAGGCGTGGCCGCTCCCATCTTGATGACGGTGTCGTAGGTGTCGGCGAAGTTGTAGCGCGTGCCGACCATCCACACGCGCCCGCCCTCGGTGCCGAGGTTATCGGAGAGCGACCACGCCGAGGTCGTCTTCTCGATCTGCTCGGGAGTCGACACGCTCTCGCGCGTCACGACGTCGTCGTAGATGCGGAGCCGGTAGTGCCTCGAGGTCGGCTGGCCGTCGACGAGGCCCGAGCACTCCCACGTCGCCTCCTTCGGGTTGTTGCGACGCTTGACGATGATGCCGTCGTCGAGGCTCCACAGCGGCGCCTCCTTGTCGGGCTCGGCCCAGAGCACGTCCTGGAAGAGCGCCTTCAGCGTCTCGTTCGACTCGAACTCGCGCTTCAGCTGACGGAGGAACCCGCGCGCGATGTGCTTCGTGTGGCTGAAGATACAGCCGGTCAGTTCAGGGTCGCGAAGCGTCTCCTGGATCGCGCCCGCGAAGGTGATCACGGTGCTCTTGTAGTGCTCGCGCGCCCATAGATCCAAGTACCCATCGGGCTCCGCCTCCACCTCGCGGCAGCGTGCGTAGATCCAAGGGTGCAGGCAGTCGTGACGTCCGAGAACCTTGACGAGAAGATAGTACCTATCGGAGAGGCACAAACTCCTCATTGCCTCCGGGTCGGTCGACTTCTTGTCCGTCTCGTCCCAGATCGCTAGCAGCGTCGGGATCGGAATCAGCGGACGCTTCTGCGGCTTTAGCAATGCGCTCATCGTACGATTTAACGAGCTCCTCCCTCGTCGGACTGTACGTGCGGACCGCCTGGCCCTCCGGAGTGTAGACCTGGACCTCGCGCTTCTCGCGCCAGTTCTCCGGATCCTTGTTGAGGAGCCAGAGCTTCGCGCTGCCCGGCTCCGGCGGATAGTAGACCTCCACTTCGTACTCGACCGGCACGCCGAAGGCGAGCGCGACGCGCTTCTCCTTCTTCGTGAACCCGAGCGCACGCGTGAAGACGGCCCTGCCGACGCGCGCCTTCGCTGCCGCCTCTCCCACCTCGAGCGCCTTGCAAAATTCGGGGTGGTCGATCTTCCACCGCCACATCGTGGCTTCGTTGATGTCGAGAAAGTGCGCGATCTCGTACTCGGTCGCCCCGACGCCCGCCAGCGCGCGGACCGCCTTCAGGCACTCGGGATCGTAGAGCGTCGGACGCCCGACCGGTCTACTCGGTGCGGTAGTCGCGGACCGCGGCGTTCGCGATGCGCGCGGCTTTGCCTTCGCTGCCGCCTTCTTCGAGGATCCGGTTGCGGACCGCGGCGTGGAGCCGCCGCTTTTTCGGGGTGTTGGCTTTCTTCGTGAACCGCTTCGCATCGCTGGGTCGTTCAGGCACCGCCCGCCTCCTCGTGCGCGATCTCTGCGTCAAGGATTGCCCGGGCCTCCTTGAGCGTGTCGACCGACACATGACCGCCGCCCGTCGCCGAGGCCGCACCATCGGCGAGGCCCGCCATGTACACGGCGCGCAGCGCCGTCGGATGATCGCCAGCCTCGAGCGCGGCCCGGTAGACCGCCTCCGGATCAGTCGTCGCCATGATTGCCGTGACGGCTGCGGTAGCCCGTGCGCTGGCCGTACGTGCCGGTGCCGACCTTCGGCATCAGGAGGTGCGTGCGGAGGCGATTCGGAAGATCGCGGTTGCCGCGATGCATGATCGTCGCGTCTAGATCGTAGTCGCCCGTGACGTTCGGCACCGAGTGCCACGGCCCCGGCGCGCACTGGTGACAGCCGCGGTGCGCGATCCGGTGCATTGCCGTCGGGTTCATCGTGGGCCTCCGCGTTCCACGTGGAACATAATCAAGCGACCCACACGCTAGACGAGCGCCGGAGAAAGGTCAAGCGCCGGCCAGCCGCCGTCGGGGAGCTTCCAACTGAAGGCGCACCGCGCCGCGAGTCCCGCGATCCGATCCTCCTCGCGGTCGCCGATCATGATCGACTTCGAGAGGTCGATCCCGAGTTCTCTCGCCGCCCGAAACAGCATGCCCGGCGCGGGTTTGCGGCACTGACAGCCCTCGTCGGGACGATGTATGCACGCGTACATACTCGTCAGTGAGACCCCCATCCGACGGAGGTGCGCCCGGAACTCGCCCATGATCGCGGCGTGCATGTCGACCGTGAGGTGGCCCATCCCGACGCCGCCCTGGTTCGTCACGAGGACAAGCTCGTAGCCCGCGTGCGTCAGCCGGCCGCACGCCTCGATCGCGCCTTCCATGTACCCGCAGCGCAGGAGATCGCCGACGGAGTTCACGAAGCCCTTGTTCTCGATCAGCGTGCCGTCGCGGTCGAGGAACGCGGCCTTCAGTCCTGGCATCGTGCGATCTCCTCAGTCGTCGAGAACCCGGGGATGCGGTCAATGTACACCCGCTCGTACGGCGGCCGGCCCGGGAGGCTTCGGTCGTGCGCCACGTCGGCGTCGCGGTACTCGGCGCCCCTGATCACGACGTCGGGGTTGATCTGCCCGATCAGCCAGTGCTCGAGGCCCTCGAAGGGGATCACCGCGTCGACGAGGCCGGTCTCCATGACCTCGTCCGACCGCCTCTCCCAGACCCACTTCGGACGCCCGTCGCCCTTGAGCCTTGTCACCGATTCGTCGCTGTTGATCGCGACGATCAGGTAGTCGCAATGCTCGCGCGCCTTCTCGAGGAAATACCGGTGCCCCGCGTGGAAGACGTCGAAGCACCCGTTGCAGAACCCGATCTTCATGACGGCTGCGGAGCGCTGCTCCTGGCGCGGTTCGCCGCTTGCTGACACGCCTCGGCCAAGAACTCCGTTTTGAGGTTCGTGCACATCTCGTAGGCACTGCCGTCGGTCAGGATGACGACGACGCCGATGGTTGCTCCCGGCGCCTCCTTGTCGAAGATATCCATCGCCTTACCGAGCAGCGCCCGCATCTCCTCTTTCGTCATCGCGCGCCTCCTTCGTCGACGAGCCGGGATAGGGTAGCTGCGTCAATGGCGGTAGTCCCGACCTCACCGACCACATGGCCTGCTGCGAGTACTGCGAGGCTCGCAGCACTTCTGAGATCGCCACCCGCAGCGAGAGAGGCCGCAACAACAGCGACGACGGTGTCGCCCGCTCCCGTGACGTCGTAGACGTGCCGCGCGACTGCCGGAACTGTTTCGACATGGCCGAGGATACCTCCGGTCCGGATGTTGATGCCCTCTTCGCCGCGCTTCTCGAGGATCGCGCAGTCGGGCACGTAGAGCGCCGCCTCCCACTCCTTGCGGTTCGGACAGATCACGGACGCGAACCGGTACTTGCGCCAGTCGGGGTCCTTCGGGTCGACCACGACCGGCGCCGCGTTGTCGCGCGCCGCCTGCTCGAGCACGTAGCAGGCGCCCGCGTCGACCCAGCCCTTGCCGTAGTCGCTGACAACCATCGCGTCGAAGCGCCCGCACTCCTCGACCGAGAGACTCCGGCACACGGCCTCGGCGTCCTTGTCGACGCGTAGCAGCTGGTGCCGGCCGCACATGAACCGACGCTTCACCGTCCACGGCTCCGGCGGGAACTTCCGCGTCACCCGACAGCCGAGCATCGCGAGGTTCTGAGCGACGTTGTACGCGCCGCCTGGTCGCGTCTCGACGGCCTCCTCGACGAGCACCGGCACCGGGGCCTCCGGCGACACGCGATCGACGCGGCCCCAGTGGTACACGTCGTACATCGGGTCGCCGAACACGAAGACGGTCTTCCCCTGCCAGCGCTCGATCAGACGCTTCAGGCTCACCGCTTGCGCCTCTTCGACTGCAGACGACGCAGGAGCTTGCGCCGGTCGGCCGCGGTGAGTTCGGCGAGATCCTTCCCCTCGGCACCGATCACGACCACCTCCCGCGGGCCCTGGCTGATCTTGTCCTGCGCCCTCTTCGTCGCCTCGATCGCGTCGGCGTTGATCTTCGACAGCACGCGCACGATCTCGACGAGGCTGTCGCGCGTAACCTTCAGCTGCTCGCGGACCTCGCGCGAGATGTCCTGCAGAAGGCGCGCGGACTCGCCGTGCGCCTTCATGAGCCCTGCCGTGTCGATCACTCCCTCGACGCCCGCAAGGCGTGTGCTGATCGAGTCGATGTCGTGCCGAAGCGCCTCGAAGCTCGTCGCCGCCCGCTCGTGGCTGTCGGCGATCGCCTCGAGCGGAGCGTCGATCGTCTTGAGCGTGCGGTTCTGCTCCTCGATCGCCTGGCGTAGCGTCGCCATCTCCTCGCGCACCGGCCCGACCGCCCGCTGCAACGCCTCGTCGACGACCACGCGCACCGGGAGGTCGCGCCGAAAGGCGTTGTCACCGACCGCGCCGTGGTCCCGCACGTCGAGCGCCTTCGCCGGCACGCTCGCGACGCGGCGCCGCTCGAAGTCCTCCACCGACTCGCCCGGCCGGCCCGTGTGCGGCGGCAGCTGCGGCTCGTGCTCGATCGGGTCCTCGGTTCTCGCGAGTTCGTTCACGTCGTACGGGTCCATGTCCTTCTCCTCCATCCCCAGTAACCGCAACAGGCCGCGCGCTTTCACAGCTGGCACCCTCCCACCTACCACGACCGGACCCTCGAGCACTACGGTCTCGCCGGTACGGATCGGATGTTGTACGTCCTCGGGCCTCACGACGGAAGTCGCTCCTCGAGTTCCTCGATCAGGAGGTGCCCGATCAGGATGTGCGCCTCCTGAATGCGCGCCGTCTCCTCGCTCGGGACCTGGATGTCGACGTCGCAGCCCATCGCCCGCTTCCCGGAGAGGCCGATCGTCTTGAGGCCGCGGTGCCTGGCCGTCAGGATCGCCTCGAGGACGTTGCGGCTCTTGCCGCTCGTCGACAGCGCCACGAGCACGTCGTTCGGACGGCCGTAGGCTTCCACCTGGCGAGCGAAGACGCGGTCGTACCCGTAGTCGTTGCCGCCCGCGGTCACGATCGCCGAATCCGCCGAGAGCGCGATCGCGGCGTACGCCTTGCGGTCGTTCCTGAACCGTACGACGAGCTCGGCCGCGAGGTGCATCGCATCGCACGCGCTGCCGCCGTTGCCACAGAAGAGGATCTTCTGGTCGGCGACGAGCGCCTCCGCAAGCATCGTCGCGGCCGGGTCGAAGGCGTGCTCGAGGTGCCCGACGAGCCGCGCGACGATGTCGAGGTGCCGGTCGAGGTTCTTAACCCACATGCGGCAGGCTCGGCGGCACGTAGCGCGCGACGAAGTACACCGCCGCGAAGATCAGCACCCAGAACAGCAACACGATCAGCACGAGCGGCCGGAGCGATCCCGGCTCCATGCCCTTCCACCCTTCGTCGTCGAAGTCGTCCATGATCTCCTCCCCCAGCGGTTGTTGTCAGTCAGTCGGCGGGAGCTTCGACGCCTCCGTCTCGCACGCCGAGCGCGCGAGCTTGTCGGTGCCGAAGGTGCCGAGGTTCTTCGGATGCCGGCGCGTCGTCTGGTAGGCGGCCCACGCGGTCATGCCCGGCAGGTTCACCTGGACGACCGAGAACTGAACCGCACCGTCAGCCGGTGCGACGTAGATCCCCGGCGCGATCTGTTTCCACTTCATGCCCGCCCTCCTCGAGCCGGCGCTTCATTTTCGGACCGTAGTCGCAGTTCGGTGACCGTACCCGGTGCGGGTAATGGTAGCCGCTGCAGCGACACGTTCGGTTGCGGACTTCCGTCCCCGTCGTTCGATACCAGTCGACGCGCCATCGCGTCGACCCACAAAAGCACTTCCGCGGCCGGCTCCATGCGTCGGGGTAGGTCCTCGAGCGAAGGCGACGATCGCACTCGACGCACCGGCACCGATACCACCGCCAGCGCTTCTTGAGGGCCCATGCGTACCTCACAGCCCATGCTTCGCCTGAAGGTCTTCGGCCTCCACGACGAGCTCTCCGTAGTGGTGGCGCTTCGAGAGGATCATCCGCACGAGCTTCCGAAAATCGCTTCTGACGCCTTCGGCGTCAGACTCCGGTGCTGATACTTCCTTTGCAGGAATCCGAGACTCGAACCGAAGACGCTGCTCGTCCGTCAGTTCCCGCCCGATCGCCTTCGCCTTCCATCCCTTGATCGGCGGCCATTCGATACCGATCACTTCCAGCTGGTCGCGCGTCCACCCTCCTGCCTCTGTGCAGAACTGGTCGATCCACTCTCGCGAAACCTTAAACATCGCGTTTTGACCGGTGGTGAAGGGCGCACCCGTCCCGTCCCGACTCGAGGCCGGGAGAGACGGGCGTGACCGTATGGAGCCAGTAACGCTCCGGGGTTGCTTTCGCCTCTCGACGCCGCCGCGCCCTCCCCGGTAACCCGTAGCGCTGCCCGTTTGGCGGATCCCCCAGTCGGGCCGACGCCGCACGCGCTGGTGTTGACCGTCCGCGTACAGCGACCGGATACACGAAAAGACGCTCGGAATGCGGTAGAATGCGGGCCCGAGGAGGGCTTGCGCGGCGACGCATCCCGAACCGCTTGGCGGCGGCCGGTAAGACGGACCCTACAACGGGTCCGTTTTGCTGTCTACCCTTCACAGCCTCTCGAAGCGATCCGCGAGCGACGACAGCCACTGGCTGAGCATCGCGAGGTCCTCGGTCTGCGAGAGGAGCTTCCGGACCATCGGCGGCTCCCCCTCGCGATCCGGCGCGGCTTTTCTCGCTGTTGCCGGCACCGGTCCCATCGTCGAGTCGGCGGTCCGCTCGAGCCTGCTCAGGCTCGAGTGCACACCCGACAGGCACGAGTTGAGCCGGTCGCTGATCTGCCCGAGGTGCCCCTGCTCCGTCGGCTCCGTATCGCCACGAATCATCGCCACAAGTCGTTCCTTCTCCGCCATAGGTCGTCCTCCTCTGTCGTATTTGACTACTTGACACGTCGCAAATAGAATCCATGCACCGAGAGGAGGTACGCCCAATATGCGCCAATGCCCCTCGACCCGAAGGCCCGGCCGCTAAGCGCAGCGAGTCCGGGCCTTCTCATTTTCGAGACCCGGCGCCGCGCACGCTAAGTTCTGCTCGGTGGGTTCCAACTGAACGTAAACGCGATTGCAGCATCCTCTCGGACAGATCCAATAGCACGAGCCTAGCCAGTACATCCTTGTCCCTTTGGGACACGTCAAAGGCTCCTCGTGCTGCCAGTAGCGACTCACGCGATCACCAGAACATCATCGAAAGGCAGATCGGGAGGACCGCGTTGAGGTACTCGATCGCTTGTTCGGCCGGCATCTTCCTCACGCCGTCCCGGATGATGCCGGCCATCTCCTCGAGCGCGGCGCACCGGCTCTTCGCTAGACGCTCAAGCGGCGCAGCGTCGAGGTTCGGATTCAGCGCGGCGTAGATCACGGCCCGATCTCCTCGAGCGCCCGCCTAACCTTCTCCCGGAGACGCGCGCCGATCGACGCGTCGGTCTCCTGCGGCCTCCACACACAGTTCTCCCAGCGCTCCGGACTGTTCGGCGGTGGGAGCTTCCGCAGCGCCCACTCCGGCACGTGCCGAAACCGCAGCCGGTCTCCGAGGTCGATCTCGTAGGTGATGTGCCGGCACACCGGGCACTGGCCCTCCTGCCGGACGACCTCACATTCCCGGCCGTGCAACGGCCAGACGATCGGATCGTCGAGGCCCATCGTCACGAGGAGCGCCACCTCTCCGACCGCGAACTTCACGCGGCCGCCTGGGAGGCCGCAGGAGCCGCCCGCTCCCGGGGGTAGAGATCAGGCCGGAGATCGTGCCGTGACACGGCCCACAGCCTCTCCGCCTCTAGGACGTGCCGTTGCGAGATATAGCCTCGCCGCACCATCCCGGAGACCGTCCCCTGGCTCTTGAGGCCGAGGGCCCTAGCAAACCGCGGCTGAGAGCCGGCGGCCTGAATACACGCCCGGAGGGCTTCGATCGGTGTCATGGCCCCGGATGGTACTACCGTCCGGGACGCTATGTCTAGCGTTCGAGACGCTTGACCTGTGACGCAGTTCACAGTAACCTAACGCTCGACACGTTAGGATCTACCCACGTTCAGACAGGAGAGACCACATGGCCGAGACCCCCGACTTCGTGCGCGTGACCCCCGAGATCCTCTCGGACAACAGCGTCGCGTGGAATGTCGAAATGGAAACCGTCGACGGTGACGTGGTCGTCTTCGACTGCGTCGACGAGAAGCACGCCGAGAACCTCGCGACCTCGCTGCGCGAGTGCACCTCGGTCGAGGTGAGGGTCTCGGCATGATCACCATCCTCGACGCCATGCTCGAAGGAGATCGCCTCGACGCGCGCGCCATGCTGGCCCGCGAGGTCCACGCGGAGCATCTATGGCGCGAGCACTCGATCCGGTCGACGCCGCGCTCCCTCGAGGTCGACTCCCGTCGGTCCGGTTGCGGCCTGCGCGCCGTCGTCGAACAGTACTGCGGCGAGCCGTTGCTGTGAGAGTCCTGATCGCCTGCGAGCGCTCCGGAATCTTGCGCGAGGCATTCAATGCGCTAGCCGGGGTCCACGCTTACTCGTGCGACCTCGAGCCGTGCGAGGACGGTCGCGTCGACTACCACCTGCAGTGCGACGTGTTTGACGTCCTCGACCAGTCGTGGGACCTCGTGATCGCTCACCCGCCCTGCACGTTCGTCTGTAACTCTTCGGCCCTTCGCCTCTACCGCGGCGGAAAGAAAGCCAACGGCCCCGATCCGGAGCGATGGCGAAAGATGGCCGATGGCGCCCGCTTCATTCGCCGGATCTGGCATGCGCCGATCAAACGGATGGCGATCGAGAACCCGATCATGCTCCGGTACGCGCGCCTGATCATCAAAGGCGTCGGCGAGGGGCCGCACGTGCCTTACCTATACTGGCCCGAGCCGCAGATCGTTCAACCGCACTGGTTCGGTGATGACGCATCGAAGGCGACTTGCCTTTGGACGCGGAATCTGCCGCCACTCGTGCCGACCCGACCCGTCCCGCCTCGCTATGTCAATGGGAGGCCGCGCTGGGCTAACCAGACCGACAGCGGCCAGAACCGGCTCGGCCCGTCACCGACGCGAGGTATTGATCGTGCGCGTACGTACCCGGGTTTTGCCGCCGCTATCGCGGCCCAGTGGGGAGTGATCAGACCATGACGGATGAAGTTGCCCTGTACTGGCGCACTCGCTACGGCTCGGTCGTCGAGCGGCAGGCGGCCCCAGACGCTCACGGCTGGATGACCGTGCGCCGCCTCTCCGACGATGCGATCCGTGACTGGAACGTCTCGGACCTGCAGCCGCTGACGACTGCCGAGGCCGTTGTGTTGCTCACGGAGCCCGGTGCGTGACGTGGTCGATCGTCAACAAGTTCGACCCGCGGTCGGCGGCCCTCGCCGACCGCCACTACTCGCGTCGGAAGATCGGGTCCCCGCAGTTCATGCCGCCTGGGGAGACGCTGATCCTGCTGTCGGACGACGAGCGCGCGGTCTTCGGATGGTGGCGCCCGCACCCCGCGTCCGGCCTCGCGTCCATGAACGGCCTCGACGGCTGGACGTGCACCATCTTCCGCAACGAAGGCCCGCGCCTCTCGAGCGAGTTGATCCTCGAGGCCGAGCACGTGCTCGTCACGAGCGGCCGGTCGATCGGCCCCGACGGCATGCTGACGTACGTCTGGGACCGCCGCATCCGCTCGACGAACCCCGGGTTCTGTTTCAAGGCCGCCGGCTGGCACATCAAGGGACGCTCCGCCGACGGACGCAAGACGCTCCTACAGAAGTTCCCACCGAGGACATTGCCATGAACGATCTCGTCTGGGTGCGCGCCGATCGCGGCCGAGGCTGCCGGAACTGCGGCCAGCGCATGCTCGACCACCTCCTGATCGAGGGAGACTCCGAGAACCTTGCGTGCCCCGCCCATCTGCCGCCGACCATCGTCCGCGACTACAAGGTCGCGAAGGCGACCGACGGCTGGCTGCTACGCTGTCGCACGTGCAACGTCGGCTGGTCCCTCAAGTACCCGGAGCGCGGCCTGCCGTCGATCGGCTCGACGCTCCGACTGCTCAACCACGCCCGGAGCCACACCGCGCCATGAAGACCTTCCGGACGCTGCTGATCAAGACCTCGCGCGTCGCGACCGCGGATGCCGCCGACGTCGCCCGCCTGAGCCCTGGGGGCGGCTGGGGGACTCGCCCGCTGTCACGCGCCCGCCAGCTGCAGGACGTCGAGGACACGATCGAGGTGTCGATCGACGTCGACGCCGTTGCCCTCTACGTCGCCCGGCAGGCCGCCGAGCACTCGAAGGGCCGCGCGAGCGCGTGCCACGGCCACGTGAAGGCCCGCCGCGTCAGCCGCAAGATCCTGGCGAGCCGCTCGTTCACGGCCCCCGCTCCGCCTGAGCCGGACGAGAACGACGTCCGAAGAGAGCTCGGATATGGCCGGTAACGTCACCGATTTCGTGGCGCGGCGCGTCACTCTCCTCTGCAAGCGCGTGGAGGAGGCGCGCAAACGAGGGGATGACGCGTCCGCCGCGATCTATCTCGAGAGGGCCGAGGCCGCCTACCTGGCGCTCGTCCGTCAGCAAATGAAGGAGGAAGCATGTCGCCAGTCACACTCCACCCGGCCATGACGGCCGAACAGATCTCGGCCTGGTGCGCCGAACACAAGATGATCGTCACGATCGAGGCCCACCCGGTCGCGCCGGGGGAGATCAAGTGCATCATCACGGCCCAGCGCGACGAGCCCGACGAGAGGATCCCGATCTTCTTGCGGAGGCAGGCCGAGTGAACCTCTCCGCCCTACAGAAGCTCGCCCGCGGCCGGGAGTGCATGGTCCGCCTGCCGGGGATCTGCAACCACAACCCGGAGACGACGGTGCTCGCCCACTACCGGCTCGCCGGCCAGTCGGGGATCGGCATGAAGTCGCCCGATCTCCTCGCCGCCTGGGCCTGCTCGGCGTGCCACGACGCGATCGACCGACGGTCCCACACCGAACTCGAGCGCGACTTCGTGCGGCTCTGCCACCTCGAGGGGATGGCGCGCACGATCGCCGCGATCGACAAGCTCGACCTTTGGCCCTACAGGAGACGACCATGAGGTTCCTCGCCGGTTTGTGCGTGGTCCTGAGCGTGCTGTGCCTCTTCGCCAGCGCGTTCGGACCCGCCCTCGCCTTCTTTCTGATCGCCGCCATCTGCGCGGCCGGAGCCTGAGATGCCGCAGCACCGCAAGAACAAGTCCGCCTGGGTCGGGGACTCGGGTCGCAATCAGCCGTGGTTCAACCGCAACGTCGCCCGGCAGCGGAAGGCATTCAAGGCCGCCCGCCTCGCCCGCCGGATCCAGCGCCGTGACTGACTACTGCGGGATCTGCGGCCAGCCGCTGCGGGTAGTCAATGCGGGTGCGACGGCCGCATGCTGCCCCGGCGGCTGGTACTGGCACGACGAGCCGCCGCTCCCCCGCGACAACCTCCACCCCGTACGGCGGGACGATGTCGTGGTGGCCGGCGGCCGTAAGTTCTGGCTGTACCGCCCGCCCTAGTCCTCGAGCGGCACGTCGCGCCAGCGCTGCGCGCCCTCGTGGTGGTCCCAGCGCTGTTGCAGGATCCGAAGCTCGTCGCGCTTCACGAAGCGCAGCCGCGCCGTCGGCTGGTAGCCGGCCCACTCGTCAACGACCGGCGCTTCGGCCGGTGGTGCAGCCTGAGTCTCGTCTGGCATCGTTCCTCCTCGGTTTGCTCGCCACGCGGCGATGCGCCGCCGCTCCGCCTCGACCTTCTCCGGCTCGAGGCCCGTGTGGACCTCGCCGTTCTGCACGTACCCGTGCCACGCGCACCCGCCTCTGAGCGCGATCGACGAACTGCCTGCCACGAGCGAGAGGTCGTGGTAGCCGCTGCCGGTCAGGTTCCACCGGCCGGGACCCGGCGGCACGTCGAGCGGCACGTTCGGCTCCCAGCACTTGATGCCGTGCGTACCGATCGGCCCGCCGTTCACCAGAAAGCACAGCGGACACAGAAAGAAGATCCCGTCCGCCTCCGCGATCGAGTCGACGTACTGACAGGAGCCGCGCTCCCCCGGCCCGAGCCACTTGACGAAGCGCGGCTCGAGGTCGGTCAGCCTCACGCCTGAAGCGCCTCCACCGAGAACGCCTCAAGGATCACGTAGTCGGCCGCGTTCGCGAGCGTCGCGTTGAACGCGAGGTTCTGATTCTGGGTCGAGTCGACCGAGATCTGCGCGTTCGCCGCCGTCACGGTGCCGGTCGAGAAGAGGCCGCCGTTCGTCGTGACCTGGACGTTCGCGGAGCCGCGGTTATACATCGTCTTGTACAGCTGCACGCCGTTGACGGAGGTCACGTTCGCATTGATCAGGCCGCCCGACCCGTACGTGAGGTTCAGCGTCTTGTTGTTGCCGTTGTTCGGCACGCTCACGATGCCGTCGAAGCGCAGGCAGCCGTTCCGGCCGAGGAGGTTGCCCGGGATCGGGATCGTCAGGAGCGCGACGGCCGCCGTGACCTGGGTGTACGAGCCCGGGCCCGCCGCCACGATCGGCTGCAACGCCGCCGCGAACGGCTGCCCCGGTACGCCGCGGCCCTGGGTGACCGAGCCCGGCCCAGTCTGATCGGCAAACGCGACACCCGCCGCGGAGTAGTTGCCGAAGATCGTGCCGGCCGTGCCGCTCGTCATCTGACAGAAGTAGAAGCCCGCGGGACTGCCCGCGTACACGGCGCCCGCCGGGAAGTAGAGCCACGCGTTCTGCAGCGTCAGCGGGAGCGCGGTATTGAGCGTCAGCGCTCCGTTCGCCGCGACCGATCCCGAGGACGGGATGCCGACCGCGAGGCCGCTCTGCAGCTGAAGGGCTACACCAGTGTCGTAAGGCATGACGCGTGCTCCTATTTCCGGCTTTGGAGGGCCGCGATCAGGCCCGCCGTCTTGTCCGTGCTTCCCTTGCTCGACCCGAAGTAGTACCCGATCGCCATCGTCCACGCCGTGCCGAGTGTGCCGACGAGCGCGTAGACGACTGGCTCGTTCCTGGCCGGGATCGTGATCTCGATCAGGAGCACGACGAGGCCGAAGAACCCGAGCGTCAGGAGGTAGGCGAGGACCATCGGCGTGAAGTCCTTGACCGCCATCTCACGCTTGCGAGCGCTGTCGACGTCCTGGTACTGCAGCTGTTCCTCGGTGATGTCGAACTGCCGCATGTGCTCGGTCAGTTCGTTCTCGGCCTGTTTCAGCGCGAGGAACGTCGCTGGATCCTGGCCGAGGATCGCCTTCTCGATCGCCTTCGGATCGGCCGGGTTGACGGAGCCGTCGGCGTTCTTGGCCCCGAAGACCTTGGCGAGGAGGCCGCCGGCCAGCCCGCCGAGCGGGCCTCCGAGAGCGAGGCCGATCGTCGGCGCGTAGGTCGCGATGATCGACTTCGCCTGGTCGCCAAAGTCGCTCATGTCAGAGCTTCTTCGCAGAGTCGCGGATCAGGTTCGCGTCGGCCTTGACGCGGGTTCCGAACCGATACCACCCGTACGCGCCGGCACCGCCGGCCACGAGGTGGGACGCAATCAGCACCAAAACCGTAACCATCGCTCCTCCTTTTCCGGATTTACCGGCACGCGGGCTCGGGGTATCTCTGCCCGGTCAGATTCTGATACTCAACCTGCAGCGATTCAATATACCGA